CCTACGTGCTGGGCGTCGCGCCGGCGCAGGGAGTCGGCCAAGGCGGCAACTTCAAGGTTGCGGACAACATCCCGACTACGTTCTTGGGAGACCTTATGGTCGTCCCAATCGGCGCCGTGTTCCTCGCCGGCATCGCGCACTCGCCGGACGGGCGGCGGTACGTGTGCAACTGGCCGTCATCCCTTCCGGTCGTCTACCTTGCGGGGCAGGCGCTGCGGGCGGACGGCGCCCAGTGCATCGCGACTGGCGCCGATCCCTCGGACGTGTTCAACGCGGGGCTGCGTTACTCGACGATAGGCGAACTGCGCGTGACTACGATGTCATCCGACAACTATGTCGCGGGGAGGCCAGTCTCGACTGACGGTCGGCTGTCCGTCACGGACGCAAGCTAACCCCCCATTGCGCCGCCATCGCATCCGCGATGCCTTGGTAGGTTTCAGATCGCAGCTTGGCGCGCGCCGCACTCGGGGGCATTCGGTGTATGCGAGATTCCCGCCCCTCGACGATGTTCGTAGGCGTTAGAAGCGGCAGCCCTCGCAACCAAAGGCACGTTGCCTTCGTCTCCCCGTGACCAAATTGCCAAGGCTGTATAATCTGCGATGGCGGCGCAAACAGGCTGCTCATGATGGATACTGGGTGCTCGAAGCAGGTCGGGACGCCCGCCAAGGCTTTCCATAGCCGCAAAAAAAAGCTCACGCCGCAAGCCTGCCGCCCATCCGCCCACTTCTCCGCAAAGTGTCTGGCGCCGCTAACCGCAGTGTGCGTGCATGGCGGGTGGGCAATGACCAAATCCCACGGGTAGTCTACCACATCGAACACGTCCCCCTGATAATGCGGCCCTGGGCGGCGAGTCGGCTGCAAGTCGCAACTAATGGCGGCGTGACCTGCCGCTATGAAGGCATCCCGGACGACCCCGGATTCCTCGCAGGCTACTAGTACGCGCATCACCCATACTTCCTGTAACGAACCCCGAAGCCTGTTGGCATGCCTTCGTCGAACAGGCTAAGTTTCCAGCCCAGCAGCAGGTCGCCGCGATCTAGCGCCCACACCAGTCGCGTATAGACGCCCTGACGCAGCAGAATGGCCCGCCCCCAGACGTAGGCGGTAGGCATGCGGAAAGCTGGGGCGGTGATGTATGGCACGGCCCGCAGGTTGTTTACGGAGTTGCGAATAGCGCCCCAGTGCCACCAGCGGTACCACGCCGGCCACTGCGGGCGGTGCGCGTCGAACCAGCTCGGCTTGTAACCGTCCTGATCGTTCCCCCACAGCCACAACCAGCGCGGCGCATTCCAGATTTCGTCATCCTGCGGGGTCCACGGCGACTTCCAACGCGGTTCCTCCCAATGGCCAAAAATAATGGCTATTGGCACAAGGAACAGGCCGACGAAGGCCAATACCAGCTGCAAGGCAAGCCGCGCTATCCACAGCGGGATCGAGTAGGCGAGCACGGCGGCGAACTTAACCCTCTCCATTGCGGTTCTCCCACAAGTACATTCCAACCAGCGCAATGAACGCCACGCTGCCGACTACGGCGGCTATTGCGAGCATGCTGCCCAGCACCCACGCTAGCACGTCCATTAGTGCTTCCTCGCGGTAGCCGCCTCGACCGAAGCTGCCTGCACTTGCCCTAGTACGGTAAGCTGGAGATTATCAAGCAGCGCTTGCGCCGCCTTGTACCGCCGGTTGGCTAGATACAACTGGTAGCCGATAATAATCGCGCTGAACACTACCCCGCCGACTGCGCCGCCGATCACGGCGCTTACAATAACTTCCCCGATCATGTGGTTTTCCTCTTGGTTCCGTCTTGCCAGTTCCCGCACGCCTGACAGTGCAGCCGCTGGATGAAGAACGATTTCGTTCGCCGCTCTCCGCGAGACTGTAACTTACCAGAGCCGCACGCGCCGCACAAGCCGCGTTCCTTGCCAATGTACGGATGATTCGTTATCCACGGGCGCAGCTTCAGGTAGACGGCTTCCGTCGCCGCAACGTCCGCGATGTTGTAGCGGCGCATCTCAGCCCACGCGGCCTGGTTGCCCAAAAGACACTCCAGCCACAACCGATTGCCCGGGTAACGCGCGTGAAGACGCTTGCGCTTGTCCGACAGCACCTCGGCAACCCACTCCAGTTTGTTCGAGGCGAGGCCGAACTTGTCCCGCACGACGCGGTAAGTATCAACGACGGCATACGGGCTGGGCGGCGGCATGTTGTAGTGCATGAAACGGGCGTTCAGGATCGGCAGATCAAACTTCTTGCCGTTGTGCGTGACTACGATATCCGTCTCGTCGAGCGCACGCCACATGGCTTTGACGACCATGAAGTCATTCTCCGCCCCGCACGTATCTACGTACTGCGCCTTCTCGCCCAGCGGCTTCCAGCACGCTGCCATGATGCTGCGGTCATCGAGGATGAACTCGTTCGGGATGTACGCATCCCGAAGCTGCCACGTGTAGGCGCGGTAAGGACGGGTCTCGATGTCCGCCGTAATTACATTCGGCACGGTACGTTCCACTTCTTGAGCAGCCAGTACAGGGAGCCGCGTAGCTCGGTAATCGACTTGTCATTATCGAGCGTTTCGTCGATCCCGGTCAACCGCGCAACCCCCGCTTCGGACGGATGATAACGGCTGTCTCCGCGCAGCGGGCTCGCCGCCTTGCGCCGCAGCAGCAACACCCGCCCTCCTAGCTGTACGATCTCGTCTACCTCATTCTGGAAGCGTACATCGGGCACAACCAGGCCGACGCGAGCCGCGTAATAGGCTGCTTCCATCAGCTTCACCCAGCACCGCTCGCCGAAGGTCTCGCGGCCTACGTCGGTGCCCAGCCACTGCGCCCACTCTCGCGGCGAGAACCCGCCCGCGTTCGCCCCCTCCTTCCAGGCACGGCTCTCCCAGTTGTCGTCGTTCCATCCGAAGCGGGCGTTGAGTAGCCGCTTGATCGGGCTGGACAGCGCATACCGCTCATAGCCGGTGGCCTCGCAGATAAAGGCGGCGGCGGTATCCTTGCCTACCCCCGCTTCCCCCGCTATGCCGATTATGAAGGGCGTGGGGCTCACGTCAACGCCTCGCCAAGCGCCGTCTTTACGCCAACATAGCCGCACGCCTCAAGGAAGCCCGCAAACTCTTGCACAACATCTACCCACGACGCTGAATCGGATATTGTGAGCGTCATGGTGAGCCCCTTCGAGTACGAGGCAGTGTCCGTGTGAGAGCAGTTGAATGTGTAGTGATAGGCGGTATCGGCGCCTTCCTCTACCTGCTTCCACGCATCATCATAGTCTGATATATCACGCGATCCCATGGGTATCTCCTTCCGCACTGATGCTATAGTTGATTCCGTTCGCCGCGCACCACTCGCTATAGCGCGTTTTGCTCGATTTCGTGAGTTTGTTGTCCCGCATAAAGAGCATCCAATAGCTATATTGCGGGTGCTGCTCGACGAACACTTTGGCTTTCTTGCGATCCTTGGCCGTAAAGTTTCCTTTGGCCTCGATTATAGTCGATTTTGTGCGCAGGAAAAAATCTGGAGTGTAGTAAATCTTCTGCACTAGCGTAGCCGCCCCGCACTCCGCGCACGTCCTGCCAGGCTGCTTTCCCTTGATGAACAGCTCGAAGCTATGTTTCTCGTACTCGAACTTTATGCCACGGCTCTCTAGCGACGCGGCCACCTTTTCCTCGAACCTCGAGCGGTAGCCGCTAGGCCGCACACCGCCCCGCCGCCGTCTCATGCTTCGCCGCCCCCCACACCCTACTTGAATCGCCCGCCAGCGGAGCCCCTACGTCCCAACGACCCTTCGTCAGCAGCTCCCAGTGAATTACCGGGCCGTTGCTTTCGATCCGCAACTTCTCCAGCACCATCACCGCAAGGTCGGCTAGGTCTTCGCCTGTCAAGTTCCATAAGCAGCTTGGCGCGACGAATGTCGCTGGGCATAATCACAGCAACCTCGTTGCTGTAGATCGGCTGCACCTCGGCGGCCAGCTCCTGGTTGCGCCGGAGCAGCTCGTCGTTCTGTGCCTTCTGCGCCGCCACCGCGTCGCGCAGCGTCGACACCATCATCGTGTGCAACTCGTCGCATGCTTTGCGCAGCTCGACATAGTTTTTGCTGATCGTCTCCGCGTCTCGCTTGTACATCGCGGCCTGTTCGCGCAGCTCGTCATTCTTCGCTTCGAGCTGCGCACACTTTCCGGCGAGTTCCCTGTAACCGGCCAGCGATTTGTCGGCCGCCTTCTCGACCATCTGACGCTGCCACTCGCGCAGCTCGTCGCGCTCCTTGAGCAGGACGGCGTAGTCGCTCCACTCCACCCAATCCCCTTCCGGCCACGCCTTCATGCCCGCATCGCAGTCGCAGAGGGCGAATCGATCTCGCTCAAAGTCGAGGTCGTATCGCAGAACTTCTCTGTTCACTTCGTTTCCTCCAGTAATAGTGCCGCCTCTCGATCCCGCTCGCAGCTCTTGCAGTGCGGATGCCCGCAGCCGCATGCGAATGCTGCGGACGCGGGTAAAAAGGTAACCATTAGTATAAATGTGGTGACTTTCACTTCTCTACCCCATTACGGTTAAAATAATGCGCCTGGGCGCTTTTCCACAGCCCATCCTCACCTACCGTGTAGCCGGCTTCCGTCATCTCAAGTGCCGTAAGACATCGCCGCGTACCCGGCGCCCCTATCGGGGCGTACGGCCCTGTACGATGCGCGGTGAAGCTACCCAGCCCGCGAAACACCTTGCCGCACGCCGGGCACGCACACGTGCCGCGTTGCTCACTCATCGCACTACCCCCGGCACCCAGTCTAGCCGCGTTTCATCCATGCCGCGGGCCATGTGCACCAGCCGGTACGTTTCAAGCAGGGCCTCAAACGGCGTCTTGTCGGCATACGGGCAGCCATGTCGGCTAAGGGATATTGCGAACTCAAGCGCCGCCGCCCCCCACATGCCCCTCTCATCCATTGCCGCGTCGATAATCTTCTCCGCCCGCTTCGCCCCTGTCTTGTAGCACCCGACGATGTTATCCGTAGTATCCCCGCTAAGTATCTGGCGGTACTCGGCGACAAGCGCCTGCTGCTCCGTGATCGTCTCGAACGTGCGCTTGCCTTGATTGTAATGCAGCCCCGGAACTGTGCGCAAGTCCTTGTCCGCCGATACGATGACTACGCGCTGCGGATCGTAGTCTTCCGCCGCCGCAATCATCGCAACCATGTCATCCGCCTCGAAGCCTTCGACGACTTGCGCACCCCAGCGCTCCATAAGATAGCGGCGAATCGCCTTGTAGTGCACCGGCTTCTCAAGCTTCAAACGGTTACCCTTGTACGGGCGGATAGTCGCAAGCTTCTCGCGGTAATTACCCTTACCGGTAAGGTACAGTTCCATGCGGCGAAAGTCTATTCCCGCCTTATCCAGATCATCTTCGAGGCGCAGCAACACCAGCTTGCACATGTGCAGCGCGTGGCGCAGCGGCGACGGTTCGACTACGGAGGCGAAATCTACCTCGCCGCCAATCGCCGCCGCAATAGCCATCGGCTCGTCCTTCGAGTCGAAGATACCGCGCTCGACGAACTCTCCGTCCGCATCAGAGACAACAGCATCATAGAGCGTGCGCTGCGCTGCGAAGCCTATCGAGTACGCCCAAATATCGCTGTCTACCACTACTCGCACACGCCATCCTGCTACCCAAAGAGCCCGTATCGTTGGCCAGACGCCGGGTTTATTTATTACCGGGGCGGGAGCTTATTCCGCCTTTACGCTGCTGCTATTCCTCGTCGTCCTCGACAGGCGGCGGGCCGTCGTCTTCCGCAGGCGGCGCATCCTCGCCGTTCGCCCGCGCTACGGCACCCTTCGACGCGATGTCCGCATAGAACTTTGCGGTGTACAGGTCTACCAGAGCATCCAGCGCCGCAAGCTTATCCGCTTCCTTCGCCGGCAGCTTCACCGCGCCGGCTGCAATTACTGTCTGAACGTAAGCGATCGCATCCTTGCGGCTAGACTGATACTGGATCGAGCCTTCATCCTTAGGCTGCCCGCCGCCGCCCGCCTTAGCCGCTGCCGGCTGGTTCTTCGGCTTCTCCAGCTTCTTGACGCCGCCTTTCACCGCGTCCTTATAGCCCTTGGCGTTCTCCTCCCACTCAATCTCCACGTAATCGCCTTCGGCGATCCCGCCCCGCGACGTGCCCAGCGAAATAAAGCCCTTCTCGCCCTCCAGGCCGACAGAGTAGAAAGTCTTGTCTTTCCACTCCCGCGTAATCAGTTTTGAAACAACGCCTTTAGTCGTGGCCATCGTAAACCGCCTCCTTAGTGACCTTCTGTTCTTCGTCTGTGTCGCCCCAGTGTTCGGCGACCTTCATTCCCACACCTAACGGCACGTACATACGTTGGCCGTAAACCTTGTCAAGATACTCGTATGTATTGTCTAACCAGCAATCTACACTGATCGCCAGATACTTGTCAACATCTTTTTTAGCGACCTCCGCCACCACGCTATCGTGAATCGTGTTTACGAGTCGCCGCGCTAGATGCTGCGTCGCCCAGTATGTGTAAACAATGGATACCGGAATGATATCGGCCGTCGCGAAGCTCTGGATCGGGTAATTATAGATGTTCGTCTGGTTGTCTGCGGTGCCGTCGCGCCGTACCCGCGTCCCCGGCCAGTAGAACACCAGCCCGCTTGCGGTACGCAGCGCTCCTGTGCGCAGCACTTCGGCTACCCACCTTTGCTGGGCGGCTCCTAGCGCCATGTACTTGCGGCGGAACGCTTCGACGTAAGCCAGCTCTTTGGGCGTTCCATGCGTCTTGCCGTACAACGGGGCAAACGTCATGGCCTTCGCCGCCGTGCGCTCTTTGCCCGTAATCGCCGCCTCGGGCTTTCCTAGCATAACGGAGGCAGTGTGGCGGTGGATGTCTGCGCCGTTGACGATATCCGCCCGTACCTGCGGGTCTTTGCCCAGGTGGCCGGCTACCCGGAACTCCAGCCCCGCTCCGTCTACCTCTACCATCAGCCAGCCCTTGCGCGCCGCCTTGAATAGCCGCTTGTACTCGCGAGGCAGGTTCTGGAACTGGACGCCGCGTAGCTTGCCGTCCGCGCACTTGATCGAGCGCCCCGAGGCGCTTAACCGGTGCGTTTGGGTAACCGTCTGATTGAAGCGGCCATAGAACCGGCCACCCCTGTGCTTGCAGACCTCGTCGAAGAACGCCAGCGCTTTCGTGAGCCGCGCTTGCGCCTTCGCCCTATCGCGGTAAGCATCCAGCAGCTTGCGGGCTTCCTTCGGCGCCTTGAGCGCGGCTATAGCCGCCTTGTCCGTTCTCGGCCTACCTGCGGCTGTGCGCATAGGCGTACCGTCGCGGCGCCGCAGCTCCGGGATGCGCAGCGTACCGTACAGCCATTCGCCCAGTTGCTTGTTCGAGTTGAAATTAATCCCCGGCGCCGCAGCAGCCAGCTGCGCATCTAGCGCGGCGACAGCCGCATGTTCCTTGCGCAGCTCCGCCTCAACGCGGGCGGGATCGAGCGTCATGCCCTGCCGCTCTATTTCCATCAGCACGGGCGTTGTGATGCACCGCGTGAACATGACGGGCAGAAGTCGTGCCTCCTTCATGATGCGGTACTGCTCACGGGCGATTACTTCCGTGACGTGTACGTCCAGGGCGCACCGCGCTCGCATAAGATGCTCGGGCATCTCACTCGGGCAAACCCCGCCTTCCATCAGTGCATCAACAAACGGTTCTTTACCGGGCAGCCCGTAGCGCCGCGCCACGCTGCCTAGATCGAGCTTCCACGACCTGTTGCCGGCGAGAACATATTCGCCGATCATGGTGTCCCAGACCAGAATCTGCGACACGTCCACGCCGCCCCGCGCCAGCCATGCCAACTCAAACTTGGCATTGTGCGCTACCAGCACCCACGGCGCGGTATAGTCCGGCACGCCGCCCCGCCACGATTCATACACCAAGCGGTTGTCGTCGTTCCACGCATCGCCGTAGTCAATGTTCGTCGTCTCGACATCGAGCGCGTGCCATGGCGCCGCTTCGTAGTTGTGCGGCCCCGGTGTTGTGAGATACCAAGGCAACTGCTCCGCGTGCTTCATGGCGTCACCTTGATCTGCGCAAACTCAATCCGCAGCGTCCGTGCTGCCCTTTCCGCGCTACGCGCCGCAGCGGTCATTGGGCCGATGCTCACAATGCGCCGCACTTCGAATTCCTCGCACGCGACCAGCACCGCCTCGAACGTTTCCGGGCCTGTTGCAGACGGCGACACCGGGTAGGACGTGACGGGCACCTCTTTGTTGGCGTAATAACGAACCTCGCCGTCCGTCCGGCGGCACGCGATGTGCCGCACGCCCTCCAACACCAACCCCGCTATGACTGCTTCTATAGCTGCCGCAACCAGCGTGTCGTGCGACGCGGTTTGCATTACGAACACAGCGCTAGTCATAACTTGTGACCTTAGACAAGCTCTCGTTTATCCGCACGTCTATAGTACCGTGCCAGCCGGTCAGCTTGTTCTTCATGATCGACAGAGTACGCATGCCAGCTCCGCGTAGCGTGTCTGTACACCCTATTCCGATGAGTACATCGGCCGCAGCGGGGATGCCGGTGTTACTGCCGTCTATGTCGCCATCGTCCAGGACCGCCTTGTCCCGCCCGCTATCCCCCGCCTGGGTAGCCGCAATGATGCACGTCGCATGCCGCTTAGCGACGTTGCGCATGCCCTGCGCAATAGCGTCTAGCCGCGTCGTATTGTTCTCCGCCTTCGCTACACGGATATTGCGCATCTGATCCACGCATACCAGCGCCGGATTGTGCCGGCGCACCAGCTTCTCTATTTCTGCCAGGCTACCCGGCGCCACGTCGTAGATATGCAGATTGCCGATACCTAGCTTGATCGCCGCATCCTCTACGCCCTGCGGATCGTCCCGCAGCACGCGGCTATCGGCTCCCGTGATGTTCTGGATAGCCCGCACCATTAGTGCCTGGCCGGCGTCCTCGTTCGTCAGGTAGACGACCGTCTGGCCGCGGCGCGCCACGGCTACCGCTACCGAGAGCATGAACGCGGTTTTACCTACCTCGGGCCGCGCTACGATAGTGACGTTAGAGCCGGGGAGCAGCCCGCCGCCCAGCTTCGCCGTAAGACTCTTTATCCCGAGCTTGACACGCGGAGTATCCACAAGGCGCCGCTTGAGAATACCTGCCCACGCGAGACTTTCATCCGCTGCCGGGGCGCACGCCTCGCGATACTCATCCATCAGTGGCAGCACTTCGGCGTCAGGTCGCCGTAAGGCAACGGCTTGCGACACCGCCAGCCCCAGGCGTTCCTTGCGCACCAGCCGCACCAGTTCTGCTGCGTTCGCGGCGCTCGCCCCTTCCGGCGGCTCCAGCGCGTCGATGCGTTCGGCGATTGCGTCGCGGTGTTTTGGGTTGCTCAGCCCTTCCCCCGCATACACAGCAACAATCGCGGCATCCGCCGACTGCGCGGCCACGTCTGTCGTGTAATAGCGCTCGATGGCCTGCCAGACAAGTTTTGTCACGTCGGGCAGGTGCTCGGCTTCGCCGCTCGCCGCTACTGCATCATAGGCGCTGCGGCTGGCCATAGCCGCTGCGAGTATTGCGTTCTCAGGTACCATACGAATACACGGCGTCTACAATGCGCTTGATCTCCTCTACGAGGCAATCCTTCGGGTCGCGGCGAGAACTCCAGATGCTCGTCGGAGCAATGAGCCGCAGCTTTTCCGCAAGCCGCGCTGCGGCTTCCTCCGCACCGGGGTCTAGCCATATCATGATGCACTCAGGGGCTTCCCTTGCAATGTCTTCGCGCACACTCTCAAATAGTGTCGTGCCGAGCAACGCAATTGCGTCACCGTTGCATTGCTCGATACGTACAGCGCTGCGGGCATCCTCGACAATAAACAGCGTGTGCAAGTTCCGCGACACGCGCGCCGTAAAATAGACGGCAGCGGGTGTCTCGGGGTATGTACGTATCACCTTTTGAGGGTCGCGTGTTTGTACACCGAGGCGCGCACCAGTTAATGACCTGCACGTGGTCACCATCACGTTGCCGTCCTCGGCAGCGGCGCTGAAATACCCACTGCTACGCTCATACTGCGACAGCTTGTCGTACCAGTAGCAAAAGGGGTCAAGCGGCAACGTCGGCGCGGTGTATGGGCGCGAGGTGGGCGCTACTGCAGGTAGCGTAGCCACAGTGCTGCCTGTCGCCCGCAGAAACAAGGAGCACGTGGCGCGATAGCAGCGAAACCACCACGCGGCATCCATCACCTGAAGACGCCCAGAGCGTTCGTGCGACCCCCCTCCGTTACACCACGGACATATAATCCGGTGTGACCCCCCCCCCAAGCGGGCTGCGGTAAGCTCCAGTTCGATTCGCGCGTTAGTATAGCGGCTCATTTTCGGCATTCTCCAAGATCGTCTCGCGTGCGCGTTTGATACGGCGGTAAAGCGTAGCTCGCGATATTTTGTACAGAGCGGCGACTTCTCGTGGCGGCTGCTGCGTGATATATACGCGGTAGATTATATCTGCGTCTTTCTTCGACAGTCCATAGAGCAAAGCGCCGCTAAGCATTATTCCTCCGGAATTATTTCGGCGCGAAGCGCCTAGCCGCCTTCCCATCTAGCTTGCAACGCCTCGATTTGCTCCGGGGTTATATCCCACGGCAAGGTAGTCGGTGCGCGGTGGTTGTTGCGCCAGTTCAGCAGGCAGGTACGGGCATGCAGTGCCCCCCAGATTGACGCATCCGGGTAGGTTACGGGGTTATAGCGCGGCCAGCACTGCACGACGTACATCCACGCCTCTTGATGCACATCATCCGCATCATACCACCTACCGTATTCGGGTAGCAGTCGCTCTACGTTTCGAGGACGGCGCAGGATACTGGCTACGTACCTGTGCGCGGCTACCAGCGCCAGGGACAGCAAACTGTCATCATCCTGCAAGCGTGCTACCGTGTCATCTGTCGTCAGTGCCATAGTTAGACCTATCACCAAAATTAACCATTCGCCGCATCTATATACTAGCCGCGACTGAAAGGAGCGGCTAGGCGGCTAGTCTAGTTATAGTCTAGCTATAATATAACTCTAGTTAGAGTCTATATTATAGTTTAGCTCTAGGGCCGGCCCCATAAGGCCGGCCTATAGCCACTAGATGTGGCTAACCGCTCACTTCGCATCGACTAAACATAGTCGCTGCTACGTTCGCGGCGTACAGATTCATTTTATCGACGCATGAAAATCGTGTCAAGCGCTTTTATAAGCGCCCTACCCGCTGATAACCGTTTTGCATTATCCGTACCATCTGCCAAGGTACGCTCAAGTGTTGGATTTACAATCAGTTTTCTGCGGCATATATCCCAGGCATCCGTGTTGCCTAATCGCACAGATGCGGGCCGTGTCCAGCCGTTAGCGTCCCGTTTCATTATTCCGTATTCCTCTTAGGTGGGTTGAGTTGCTGTTTGGCTAGTAATTTGACTATCCGCACTGCCCTGAAAAAAGGCACAGCGTAGTCCACGGATAGCCGTACAGCCGTCTGTCGGACTCGCCACGCCTCGCTGTAGGGGTAGGCGCTACCCAGGTAGCGGTAGCGCCGTTTAGCCTCCCGCAGGCCGACAGGCAGCCGCAGCGTGGGGCGTTTAGGCGCTCGACGTGCCATCGGCCACAGCCTGTGCTGCGCGTAGAACCTCCAGCACGTCGGAGCATACCGTTACGTCGCGTGCGGCCAGTTTGTCTTTGTAGCGATGCGCCATTTGCGCGCGTTCCATTCTGGCGCCTAGCAGCACGTAGCGCAGCAGGGCGGCCTCCTCCTCGTTAAGCATTAGGGTTACGATACTCACGTGCTATTCTCCTCGGAACGTGTTAAGCGCCGCGTTCCATTCGGCACGAGCTGCTTCCGATACCTCACTAATCAGGTTGTAGCGCATAGGCATGACTAGCGCCAACGCATTGCGTTCGCTGGACATAGCAACCCCGGCCTTCTCGCCATAGGGCACAATCGCATACGGTACGTTGCTGCGCTGCCACAGCTGCAACGCCTTATCAGCCCGGCCTGTCAATGCAGGATCATACACGGCGGGGGCGGCGATAGCATCGAAGGGGGGCACGACGCGGCAAATATCGGGGTAACGCCCCTCAACGGGAGCGCAGGCGAAACTGGCGCCGTTAATGCTCATTTCGCACAGGGTGCTGGGCGGGGCGGCCTCATCTTCCCCAGGGGGCACGGTAACTCGTAGTATCGCAGACATTTCTCCGAGCGCACGCTTGGAGACCGTCGCTAAGGCGGCCTCGACGGACGCGCGCGGCAGGATGACCTCTGGGCCTCCCGTGATTTCCGGGACGTTGCAACGAACCAGCATATGCCCATCGGTAGCGGCAACCGCACGCAACGCGGGGCTGACCAGGACGCCCACCAGGTAGTTACGGATGTCCGATTTAGGGGCGGCGACGAGGCACGCGGCGAGCGCCCGTGCGGGGATAGTGTGAGTGTATACAGCAGCAGTAGTCATGTTAGCGCGGCCTCTTATATTCTGGGCAGTAGAATAGCTGGCGTGCAGTGAGTTCCCCAGCTCGCGCCAGAGAGTCTGTGTAATCGTTCCAAGCCTCCCGCATGAGCGGCAGATCGGTTTTGTCAAGGCTCGCCTCGGCGGCCAGTTCGTCAACCAGGCGCCGGGCTTGTGCTAGAGTAATCATAATTCCTCCATTTGCGTTATTAATCAGCAGTCTGTCCCGTAAAGCGGGGGCAACTCTACCCCGTAGCGATCGTCAAAGCAAGGCGCGCTGTTGTCAGTCGCCTCCAGCCCGTGAGGCGCCGCACAACCCATCAACGCAACAGCTGCCGTAGCAACGAACGCCAGCCAGCAGGTTATATTAATGATATGACGCAATCCCTTTACTCCTCATAGTGATTGAAAGCGGCCGCCAGCAGGCCGGAGTACGGCCCCGCCGCATCGTTGCGGAGGCTGTCTGCGGGACTGGCCGCATCCTGTACGGAAGCGTCCGCCCCGCTATCGGCGAACAGCCGCACCGACTGGAAGCGGCGCCCCTCGCGGGACTGCCAGCCAGTACCGGACCTATACCCCATATCTCCCGGGCGTAATCTTGTTGTGCACATAACCTCACCTGTCCCAGAACGAGCCGAAAAGAGCACCGAGAATCATGTCCAGCAGCCAGAATGCGCCGCAGATAGCAAGAAAAGTCATCATGATAGTGCTCCTCAATTTCCGTTTATGCGGCTACGCGCCGCAGCACGCCTAGCCGCAACAAGCGGCTCCGGCACTCGCACGATAGCGACAACAGCGCCGTTTTTACGCTCATAAGCGGCCGCCGATTTCATCGCCGCCGTCAGCGAAAGATAAGCCGTGCGGCTATCGTCAAGCGGGTAGATATCAAGCGCGTATTTCGTAGCAGTAGTCATGTCCGTAATCCTCGCAGCAGTAGTAACCGTCGAGGCCAGTATACGCAGCGCGAACCTTGTGTCAAGATTTATTTTCGCAGTAGTGAGACAAACGTCACATATCCACAGGCTGCACCGCAAACAGGCGGCGAGTACTGTACGGATATACAGTGCTCACAGGCAGGCGGGATGCGGCGAGTAGCGCGGCTGCGGCGCTGCAGGCACGAGCTGCTGAGTGCTGCGCGCACCGCTGCCCTCTCCCCAGCCGCAGCGCAGCCAGCCGCCTCTAGTAGAGCAGCGGCGAGCGGCTAGAAGGCGGCCGGGGAGGGGCGGCGCAAGCGGCGAGGGGCGGAGTAGCTTCTACTTGTGCATTTACTCCCTCTCTACGGCTCTGCGGCGATTTTCGCAATCCCTTCGGGATTCCAAAGGCGCGGAGCGCCTTGCCTCTAGTCGAGGGGGAGGGGTAGGCGCGTAGCGCCGTGCAATCTACGCCGCACTCGTCCTGTGCTTAAAATTTTATATTTTTAGGGCGACGATAGCCGCTAAACGTGCGTTTCTAGGCTTTACGTAGCCGCATTTTAGCCGAGATCGGCCAGGGGCCGCTACGTAGGTAGCGGGTAGGTGGGAAATCGGCTAGAAAAGGCGCTTTGCGCAGTAAGGGGCGATTAGCGCCTTGTGTAAAAGTTTTGTCAAAATTTGAGACTACGGTTATTTTTAGTCTGTTATAGCTAGTATATATACTATATACGCCGCGACTGAAAGGAGCGGCGCTAGAGACTAGATATATAGACAACTAGACTATATAACTGTAGTATAGATATATACTAGAATATAGATACAGTCTCTAACTAGACTCGATAATAAAGCTTACTATCCGTAACCTTTATTATCTCGTCTAGAGTATATAAAGTATCTAATAAAGATACTATAGATAGCTATAAACTATATCTAGCTAGATATATATCTAGCTATACGTATTCCGTAATTTACGGAATATACACGGCTAACTCGCAAAGACTCGCATCTTGCTCGTCTTTGCTCGTATACCCGTATATAACTACCGGATAACATCTCGCGTGTTATCCGGCAATAACAAAGTTAACGTGAGGAAAGTGCTTTATGAACCCGTATATCACCAGCGGTGAGTTGCGTTACCTGCTCGATCTGGCCGCCAAGGCACCGGCTACGGTAGCCGATGGCTACCGGGCTTTCGAGCTGATCAGCCGCGCGGTAAGTCTGGCTGAACTTCCCGCCGATACCCGGCTTGTAGCCGAGGCTTCCGGCGAGGCGGCTGTCCAGCCCGCATCGAACGATGAAAGCGTCGAGGCGGCGGTAGCCTAGCTCCGTGGCGTACAAGAAGACCGGGCGGCCTAGGGGCCGTCCGCCGTCAAAGCCGCGCAAGGAAGCCACTGCCAAGTTTGACCAGATGGTCGCGGCGATGACCGAGCTTGCCGTTAAGGCCACCGGCCAAGCGCCACCGGAAACCGTCGGGGCGGAGCTTGGCAAGAATCGTCTTGGTATGGTGACTACCGGCAAGGCAATGACTCGTGAGGAGATTGACAAGGTAGCCGCCCACTTGAAGGGCGAGATCGCCGATGTCATCCTGAACTTCTCCGCCGAAGTTCCCGCCCTTTTGAAGCGACTGGCTGTCTACGAACCGGACAAGGCGCTGCGGTTGTACAAGGATATGGCCGAATTCCTCGTCCAGAAGCCGAAACAGGAAGTCGATGTCAAGGCGCAAGTTGCAACTTTCGTGCGGGTAGAGGCGCGGGAAGTAGCTCCGGAAGAGGAAGCCGAGCTTGCCCGTATTGAGGCGAAGCAGATCATAGACGCGGCCTTTTCCGAGGTAGCGCCCGTGAAGGCGGAAATCGATGGCGAAGGTTGATTACCTTACCGGCCCGGGGCGGGCGCAGCCCGGTCCGCAGCTTGAGGCGATCAGGAAGGCGTGGGTAGACGAGCTGCTGTTTGGCGGCGCACGAGGCGGCGGCAAGACTCAGTACCTGCTGCTGGACTACGCGCAAGACGTTCCGACCGACTACGGCGGCAATTGGCACGGCGTGCTGTTTCGTCGCTCTTACTCGCAGCTGGAAGAGGTCATCAAGCAATCGCTTGATCTTTATCCGCGCTGGTTTGATCCGAACAAGGAAGGCAAGGTCAAGTGGTTTGCCGGGGACAAGTACTGGCAGTGGGCCAACGGGGCTACGCTCAAGCTGCGCTACGCCGAATCGGCGGATGACTGGATCAACTACCACGGGCATCAGTTCACATGGATCGGATGGGATGAGCTGACGACGTGGCCCAACCCGGAGCTTTACCTGCGCTTGAAGGCAACGCTGCGTTCGCCAGATGAGCGTATCAAGTACAAGCGCATACGCTCGACGGCTAACCCGGGCGGCCCAGGTCATCAGTGGGTCAAGTCCTACTTCGGGATCGACCGCTATCCGGATGGCGGTAAGGTGCTCATTCCGGAAGACGGTTCCGGGATGCGGCGGCTGTTTATCAAGTCCCGCGTAAACGACAATAAGGTTCTGACCACGGCGGATCCCCTTTACACAGCCCGACTAAAGGCGCTAGGGTCTCCGGAGCTGGTCAAGGCGTGGCTGGATGGCGACTGGAACGTAGTCCAGGGTGCCTACTTCCCTGAGTTTGACCAGTATCGCCACGTAATCGAGCCGTTCGAGGTTCCGGCGACGTGGACAAAGATACGAGCGATGGACTGGGGCTCGGCCGCCCCTAGCGCAGTACTGTGGGGGGCGGTGTCTGATGGGCAGCCGGTGCCCGGAACAGACATTATTTACCCCAAAGGTGCGACAATCGTATACCGGGAGTGGTATACTAGTAAAGGGCCTAATGTCGGTTTGCACCTTACGGCTGAGGAAATGGGCGAAGGGATCGCCGAACGCGAGCCGGAGCAGATAGATTCTGCGGTACTTGATCCGGCTGCTTTTGCGAACAACGGCGGCCCTTCGATCGCAGAGCGGATAGCACGCGCCACGGATGGCAAGGTAATGTTCCGCAGAGCGGACAACAAGCGGATTCCGGGATGGGATGCCCTGCGCCAGCGGCTACGCGGCGATGGGGAAACGCCGATGCTGTACATCTTTCGCGATTGTGCGAATTTGATCCGCACGCTGCCGGCAGCGCAGCACGATCCGGTCAAGCAGGAAGATATCGACACGGACGGCGAGGACCACGCGATAGATGCGCTGCGATATCTCTGCATGGCGCGGCCTTGGGTAATGGAGACCGTCGAGCAGAAGCAGGCAAAGGTCGGGCTTACGCTAGATGAGCTGTGGGAAGAACATGATCGCCGGCGGCGAAGGCGCCACGCGGCCTAGACCTTCGGAGAAATTATGCCGTCTGAGGAAATCCGCAACGAACTGGGCCGCATCGTCGATCCGGAGAAGTATAACGCTCCGGCTGACGGTCTGGGCGACATGTCGCCGGCCAAGTGGGCGGATGAAATAGCACTTGCGGACAGGCACGTCGAGCGCTGGCACAAGCAGGGCAAGCGGGCTGTAGATGCGTTTCTTGGCAGCGACACGACATATGCGAGTGATTACAGCGGCCGCTCCCGCCTGAATCTGTTTTATGCGAACGTCATCACGCTACGTTCGCTCATGTTTGCCAAGTTGCCGAAGGTCGAGGCTGACCGGAGATTTGCGGACCCTAACGACGACATAGCGCGGGTAGCTTCCGAGATCATGACTCGACTTATCGGCAATGACATGGCCGATCCGTCGGACTCGCTAAAGACGGCGTTGAAACAGGCGCTGGATGATCGGCTGATGCCAGGCATGGGCTCTATCCGCGTGCGCTATACGATGGAGGAAGGCCCGGACCCGGCCTACGCGGATAGCGGTTACGAAGCGGAAGACATCCCGCAGGCGAAGCTGTCCGAGGGGATAGAGTTCTGCTATACGCACTGGGAGGACGTGCGCTGGAGTCCGTGCCGCACGCCCAGCGAGCTGCGCTGGAAGGCATTCCGTTCTTTCATGACGAAAGAGGAAGCCATCAAGCGGTTCGGAGAGGAGCGTGCGGGGATGCTCTCATATGCATCGCGCGGCCCCGATTTGCGCGATGGCACGTCCCATACGGTCAATTTGGAGCTGATGGAGCGCAATCAGGCCGAAGTGTGGGAAATCTGGGACAAGCCGTCGAAGACGGTTAGCTGGTACTCGAAGGGCGCCCGCGAGCTTCTCGACGTGAAGGACGATCCGCTGCATCTGCTTGAGTTCTTCCCGGACGAATGGATGCTGGCCAACGTCACGACGAAGACGCTGCTACCTAAGCCTGACTATACGATGGCGCAGGATATCTACGAGGAATGCGACACGCTTGCTACTCGTATTTCACTGCTGACCGAAGCCGCGAAGGCTGTGGGTATCTACGATGGGTCCGCGAAAGAGATTGAGCGGATGATGGTTGAGGGCGTCGAGAACCAGCTTATCCCGGTACAGAATTGGGCGATGCTTTCTGACAAGGGCGGCCTGAATCAGATGGTCCAGTTCTTCCCGATAGCTGACGTGGTAGGCGCTATTCAAGTGCTGCAAGGCCAGCTTGAGCAGCGTATCCAGATGCTCTATCAGGTCACGGGTATGTCGGACATTCTGCGAGGTCAGGCGACGCAGAGCGGAACGACGGCCACTGAGCAGCGAATCAAGGCGCAGTTTGGTTCTAGTCGCATTCAGGCGATGCAGGACGACTTCGCAATCTTTGCGCAAGAGCTTCTTAACAAGAAAGTCCAGATTATCCAGCAGTTCTACGATCCGCAGCGCATTGTCGAGCTGTCGAACATTATGAATACGCCTGACGCGCAGTTTGCCGAACAGGCAGTTATGCTCATCAAGAGTGACTCTTTTAGAGTCCGCGTAGTCGTGCGGGCAGAGTCGATGGCGCAGGTAGATTACGATCAGTTGCAGCAGGAACGTACCGCATATTTGCAGGCTACGGCGCAATTCATCGGCCAAAGCTTCCCGCTGATACAAGCGCAGCCTGAGGCGGCGCCGTATATGATTCAGCTCCTCAAGTTCGGGCTTAGCGGCTTTAAGGCCGGCAACGAAGTCGAAGGCATCATTGATCAGTTTACAGCGGCAGTGGAGAAGAAGATTGCGCAGGCCGCGCAACAGCCTCCTCCGCCTGACCCGAAGGTCGAAGCTGACAAGGCCAAAATGCAGCTTGAGCAGCAGAAAGTGCATGCGCAGTTGCAACTTGATCAGCAGCGAGCAGCGCTCGATGTCCAGAAAATGCAGGTCGAAATGCAAATGATGCGAGAGGAGCACCAGTTGCAGATGCAGAAGATGCAGGCTGAAGTTGATAAGGCAAGGCAGCTTGCGCAGGCGTCTGCGGAAAAGTCGCTCATAGATGTAGAGGCCCGCCGGGCTAGAGCGGAAGCCGATGCTATGTTCCATAAGGCGAACCCCGACAAGGATCTTCGCCATAATGACGCGGCGTAATTGACATGCCTACCTACGCTTTCAAATGCGGCAAGTGTGACGCTCGTGAAGAATTCTATATGCCGGTTTATGAGTATGTCCGGAATCCACCAACGCCTCGCCACTGCGGCGAATTGATGGGGCGGGAGATCGAGGTGGATTCCGGCCGTGCTCTCGATCATCCGGAGTTTGGCGAGACACGGATGGACGGTTTACGTAGTCCGGAAGGCTACGACATATCGACGCGTAGCAAACGCAACGCGTACATGCGCAGCGCGAAGGTAGCACCGACATCTGAGTTTTCCGCCCACTTTTCCGCCGCAGCTCGCGAGGCGCGGCGCCGTGAGGCGGAGCGCAAGGCAAAGAACGATCGCATTTCTATTCTGCGGCACGCTTTTGAAGCGGCGCGGAACAAGCAGCGGGCGATTGCCCGATTCGGTTAAGTATCGCCCCTTGCGGGGACTACAGGAGCAGTTATGGCAGATTCGATCAGGGAAGCGTTGACGGCGGCGTATGCGGACGAGAACAAGGAAGCCCCAGAAGTTGAAGTAGAGGCTTCACCGGAGCCGGTAGTTGACGCTACCCCCGAAGTCACCCCCGAAGTTGCAGAACCCGCCAAAGATGCGGCGCCGGAACCTGCTGCTACTGTAGAACCCCCCGCAGCCGAAAAGATCGATCCGCCGCCCGGGTCATGGAAACCTTCTGAGAAGTCGCACTGGGACAAGCTGCCTGCTGACGTGCGAGCGGCGGTCAAGCGCCGTGAGGCGGAGACCAGCCGAGCTTTCCAGCAGACGGCGGATGCTCGCAAGGCGTATGACACTCTAGGGGAAATCTTTACGCCTTATGTGGGGCTGATGCAGCGCCACGGTATCCGTGATCCGCTGCGAGAGATCGTCCAGCCGCTGATTCAGACGCGAGCGGCGCTGGAGGCAGGGACGCCGGAGCAGAAGGCGGCTTTGCTGGTGCAGCTTATCGACCAGTTCAAGGTCGATACGGACGTTATGAACGAGATTTATAACGATCCCAAGCGCGTTCCGGGGCAGAATCGCCACGCGGCGCCCCCGCCGCCGCAGCCGGTCAACTTCCGGGAGATTCCGGAACTAGCCCCGCTATTCGGGCTGGCAGAGCAGGTAACCGCTCGCCGCCAGCAGCAGGCACGGGCTGAGATCGAGAAAATTGCAAGTGACTCTAACTTTGAGGACCTGCGAGAAGATACGGCGGACATCCTAGAGAAGGCTGCTCGCCGTGGTGAGGAACTGTCAATTGAGGAAGCGTACCGTCGGGCTGCGATCGTAAGCGGCAAGCAGCCGTTGCCCGCAGCGCCGGTATCGCCTTCCGAGGCGGCAGCCATTCTCGCCAAGAGCCGCAACGCGGCTAGTTCGGTGGCCGGTGCACCCAAGGCGGTGCCGGCTGCCAAACCGCAGACGCTCCGGGAGGAGCTCGCTGCGGCGTTTGCTGATGCTATGTAGATGATTTGAGCTGGACGGCGGAGACTCCTAGGTGGATCGCTCCTATGTCCGAGGGTTTGACCGGCTTGCGCCGGGCGGAATCGAAAGATCGCCGTAACGTGATGCACAGTCCGGTTACTGGTACTTGCC